AGGAGAGAGACCATGCGCAAGCTCCTCCTCGCAGCAACCCTGCTGACACTTGGCGCTTTCCCGACGGTCGGGAATGCCACCGTCATCGTCACCTACGGCCAGACCGGCCTCGGCAACACGGTGACAGCCACGCCGAACGCCGGCGACACGGCGACCACGATCTCGGCGACCGACGTGCCGATCGACGTGACCCAGTGCATCGCCGGTGCCGCGTGCCTCGGTCCCGAGTTCCTGGATATCACCGCCACCTCCACCGACGCGGCGCAACAGGTCGGCACGGCGGTCACGCAACATTATAGCGGCACGTTCTCGATCTTCGCCGGCGCGGGCATGACCGGCGCGGATATCCTGAGCGGGACTTTCACCGACGCCGTTTTCGGAGCCGGACCGCAGTTGACGCTGGCGGTGGGCAACCCGCCCGACAGCCTCACGCTCACCTCGACCGTGATTCCAGCAGCGGAACTGGTTGCGCCTAACGCTATCGGCTTCACGTTCACTAACGTCATCCCACCAGTGGGTGTGGTCGGCAGCGGCTGTGCGCAATTCCCTAACAGCATGCAACCGTGCACGCTCGCCGGAATGGACGCGGCGGTGGCCGGCAATGCCTCGGCCTCGGTCCCCGAGCCGGCCTCGTTAGGAATCTTTGCGGTGGGCCTGCTCGCCCTTGGTTTCACGCGCCGCTACTGGTATAATTGAACCGCCCCTACTGATCCGAGGGGCGCCTGTATCTCGGTCTACTATGCGTTAAGCTTCGCTACCGCACGAGCGATAGCGAGGTATCTCACTTACGGCGGCGGCGCCCCCGCCGCCGTATTTTTGTTGCTACCCCGCCGCATCTGTCTTAACCTAAGATTATGATCACAACCGCCCGCGAATTCGCCCAACTCGACCTGGATAACCCATGGGTCTGGGACCTGTTCGAACGGTTCGCCCTGGAAAAAGCCAGCCAGAGATTCCCCCATTACAGCGCCTCGATGGTCATGGGCCGGGTGCGCTGGGAGACCGACGTGATGCTGCACGACGGCAACCCGGGCGGCTACAAAATCAACAACGACTGGATTCCCTGGTACGCCCGCAAGTTCAACGTGATGTACCCGCAATATGGCGGCGGCGAGTTTTTCCGCGAAAGAGATTCCAATGCGGACTCGGGCTGGCCTGGGCGCGCCGCAGCGCGGCATGCCCGCATCGCCGCCGGTATCTCCATATGAACCACGCCCTTACGGGCGTGCAGGAAACGCACTAAGTTTCCACTATGAACCTGTCCTACACGCCTCCCGCCACCATCGCCGCGTTCATGCGCGACAGCGAACACCGGGTAAGGGTCCTGGTCGGCCCCGTCGGTTCAGGCAAGTCCATGGGCTGCATCATGGAGTTGATGCGCCGCGCCGGCGAGCAGAAACCCTATAACGGGGTGAGGCATACCCGCTTCGCCCTCGTGCGAAACACCCTTCAACAACTACGACAGACCGTTTTGAACGATATCAAAGAGTATCTGAGTCCCATTATTAAGTTTTTTGTCACCGACTCGACGATCCAGTTACGCGCGCCCCTGCCCGACGGGACGATTCTGCACTCGGATTGGTTGCTGTTACCCCTAGACTCCAAGGAAGATCAACAGCGGTTGTTATCATTACAACTAACAGGCGCATGGGTTAATGAAATCAGGGAAGTAGACTTCAGCCTGATAGGTCCCATCCTGGGCCGCTGCGGACGTTATCCTTCGGGAGCGCGAGGGGGCCCCACATGGTACGGCCTGATCGGCGACTGCAACCCGTGGGACAGCGACAGTGCCTACCACGAAGTGATGGTGCTGAACCCCGATCCGCAATGGAGGCTCTACCACCAACCGAGCGGGATCGGCCCCGACGCCGAGAACGTGCAGAACCTGCCCATGGGTTATTACGATAATCTGGCGAGGAACCCCGACAAAGAGTGGGTCGGCGTGCACGTGGAGTCGGTATGGGGCACGTCGAATGCGGGGCAGGCGGTGTTTCGCAAGTCATTCGACGCCGGCGTCCATGTCCGGGACCTCCAGCCCGTAACCAACCCCTTCAGGCCCATCATGGTGGGCCTCGATTTCGGCCGCACTCCCTGCGCGGTGGTGGGCCAGATCGACAGTTTCGGCCGCGCGCTTATTTACCGCGAGATAGTAACGGAGGATATGGGTATTGAACGAATGCTTCGCGAATACTTGCGGCCGGCGCTATCTGTCGAACCCTTCGCGGGGCGGAAAATATTCGTGGTAGGCGATCCGGCCGGCAGCGTAAGGTCGCAGACGCGCGACGAATCGCCCTTTGATATCTTAAGGACGAATGGTTATCTCGCGTATCCTGCGACAACGAATGACATAGACGCGAGGCTGGTGGCGGTAGAAAGGTTATTCACTGCGAACCTGTCGGGCCAGCCGGGATTGCAGATCGACCGGCGCGGCTGCCCCACGCTCGTCCGCGCGCTAGGGAATATGTACAGGTACAAAAGAAATAAGGACGGCAAAATCCAGGATTTGCCTGAAAAATTACACCCCTGGTCCGACGTGGCCGACGCCCTGCAATATTTCTGCCTGGGCACCTCGGCTAATTATTCGGGGAGGGTCATGCTCCGGGTGCGTCCGCAGCAGCCCGTCAGGGCGCCCTCGGTGGCCGCCTGGACGTGAGAAGCGCCTACCCCTTGATCAGCCCCGCCGTGATCTTCATCAACTGCCGTGTGGCGCTCAGGGCCGCCGGCTGACCCTGCGTATCCGCGAGGGCGAGGCAGTGCAATCCCCACTGCGAGGCGGTGCGCAGCAATTCCAGGTCGTGCCGTACCTTTGCGACGTTGGCAAACTCCAGGCTAAGCCTTACCGGAACCGATTCGCGACCGGGTTTGGGCATCGTTACGGCGCTCATAATCGCTCCCCGAGAAGGGTACGATCATCGCGCTAACGTGTAGGGACGGTCAACCGCGAGTTGCGGAAATCATCCTGGGGACTATGCCGACCTTTGTAGTTTTACGCTCGCGCTCGTGCTACCGCCTCGCTGCCGCGTAGTGTTTTCTCGGCGCTGTCGGCCACCGCGCGCACCCGGGGGTTGAGGGTGTAGATTTTAGCGCGCAGGACCGAGGCACGCTGCTTCACGTTGCCCGGGAGCACCTCCACCCGCTCGTCCAGGTACCCCTGGCTGAGCATGCGCGAGAGGCTCGCATCGATAGTATCGACGGAGATATTCACGTGCTGCGCCGCCCGGGCCCGCGTCGGGAACGGCAGATTGGCACGATTCAGGGCGCGAATGAGCGCCAGCAGGGCGGCCGACGAGCGGGGCGGCTTCTTCGCCCCGGAATCGTCCCGGAGCATATTGGTCAGGGCCTCGACGATGACGGGATTGACCCGTGGCAACGCCGTCAGTTCGGCCCGCGCAGGCTCGCGCGCCTTGGTGTTAATACGCATGGTCTAGCTCCTCCGCGAGGGGGTTCTCGCGAGGATAAAATCGGATGCCTGTATGTCTGTGTCAATATATCTAAAGCGTTACAAACTATTCAGCCGTCCCCCCGAAGGGGGGACGGCTGAACGAAGCGATTACCCGTCGGCAGCGAGGGCCTTCGCGGTAACGGGCCCGACGATCCCGTCCACCGTGAGCGCGTGCTTGGTCTGGTAGGTGCGCACCGCCTTTTCGGTCTCGGGGCCGAAAACCCCGTCCACCTTGAGCGTAGCACCGTTCTTGTTGAGTGCCTCCTGCAAGGTTTTCACGTCGTCACCGTGCGAGCCGGTCGCGAGCGGGGTATGATCTGACATCGTCATCAACCCGGAGGCTGCGGCTTGCCGCCGGAACCGGGCGGTACCAGGACCCAGCCGAGTTCCTCATCGTAATGCCACTGCCAGTCGTTCGACGGCGGCGGATTCGGCTGCGGCGGCTGCGGCGGCTGCGGCCAGATTTGCGGCGGATCGTATGGACCGCCCCAGATCACCAGCGGGGGCAGCGGCTTATCCGGCGGCGGCACCGGCTGAATCGGGTGCGCCGGATGGCCCGGCGGCGCCGGGTACCCCGGATAACCTCCGACCGGAGGAACACCCCCCGCAGGGCCGCCAGGAGGCGCCGGGAAGCCGGGGTAGCCACCGACGGGTGGCACACCGCCGGGCGGCCCGCCAGGGGGCGCCGGGAAGCCGGGGTAGCCGCCAACGGGGGGCACACCCCCCGGAGGACCACCCGGCGGCGCCGGGAACCCAGGATAGCCTCCGACGGGTGGCATCCCACCCGGCCATGGCGGCTGCGGCTGCGGCGGAGAAATATCAACGTAGTTCGGTGGCCCGCCCCAAATGCGCAGCGTTTCGGCATTGCCGACGGTGACGGATGGCCGCAGAGGCCCGCCGTCAATGCTAGTAGAACCAATGATGGTTACCGCGACTGCCACGGTCTGTTCTCCCCTTGGATGGTGCGCCCTTTTAACGGGTTAAATGCTGTCGTGCAAGCAGGACATTATTTCTTCACCCGAGCGCGCAGGGGTTACCCCTTATTTCTTCGTAATGGGCGCAAGCTGCGGACACGCAAGCAAAACATGCACCGCGCCCGTAGCCGTCATCATGGTCAGGCTGACCGTGCCATTGTCGATATCCTTGCTCTCAGGCAAGGTGCATGCAGAAAGAAGTATACTAACGACGACTAAGAGTCTCGACGGGGAACAGTTCATACTGCGCGCTTTCCTGCGAGCGGGCAGGAATAGGCCCTGGTTTAGGTGTAGTAACTTTTAATGTTGGGGGTGGCTCCTGCCGGGGTGGGCCCTCATAGGCCGCGACGGGCGGGTAGCCCGACGGGGGCGGGAAAAGCTTGCGCGCCAGCGCGTGTCCATCGATCGGTGCCATCGGCGAAAACTAGCACAGCCGTATTTGCGTAGCAAGCGGGGTCCCGGCGCTCCGGCGACTCGGTATTATCCGTAGTTCCGAGTCAGAGAATATTCAGGAACATCTGCGGTAAATTGCAACAAACGAAGGCACGCCGGAACCCAGGAACCTTGCAACGCCGAACCGACGGCACGACGGGACCTCGGAACGCCGGAGCCTCGGAACGGCGGTATGGGGCTGATTCGTGACGAAACATTCTTAGTCCATTAATCCTATTTATAAAATTTTTCTGTACCGAAGGGGTGAGCGCGCGTGGCCCTCCCCCGCCGGTCCAGGACCCCGGGCCGGCCTCCCTTCGGTAGGGAATAACTACAGGCACTCAGTTATAGGAAAAGGGAAAAGCCTAAAGCCTACCATCGCGCAAAGTCAGCAACGGCCAAGAGCCACATGCGCGGCGCCTGAGCTTCCTGCCCGCCCGACACGCGGGGAGTAGCTAGCGGGGATATCCTATCACGAGGCCGCCGGGCCTGGGGTGAAATGACACTCGCCAGCGCGAACGCGCTGGATCGTCTCCGCATTTTCCCAAGCCGTCTGCTACCGGTATTCGTTCGCTCAATTCCGAGCAACGGAGAATTGCAATGGCTGGAAGGTATCTCGGCGCCGTCGTCGAAACGATTGACGGGCGCAAGGTAGCTATCAAGCGATACACGGCGCACTATGCCAAAGGCGCCAGGAAGCCTAAGACTGCGCTTATTCCTGGCGCGATGCGCCAACCTTTCGCGACCGATCATTCCCAGCGCAACCTCGCGCGGTATGTTTCCAATCTTCAGGACAAGGCAATGGGGCGGTGAAACCCCGCCTCATAACCGGCACAAGCGAATTGATGATATATCTATCGCGCGTGCAATACGCACTGCCACTGACCGTCAAAATTGACGGTCAGGTTGCGGTAATTGAGTTTCCTACCGATGAAGCTAGGGATGAATTTTTGCAGGTTGTGATGGCGCGCTAGCGCCATCACACTTCCTTCATTCGTTTGTGTCATTATTGCGGAACGCTCTCCCCGCTAAGGCATCGCCAATTCCCAATAGTTGGGAACGCGATTTATCCCCGGAGGGCAATATGGTGAAAGGTAACAACAAGCTAGACGTGAACCGCGTCAACGCGATAACCGAGGCGGTTCGTGGCGTTGCTTTCGATGTGCTGGAATACCGCACTAAGGCCGACGCGGCCAAAACTGCGGCGAACCTTGCGCGGGCTGAAGTCTACAGCCGACAGAGCGATGCGTTGCTCACTCTCGCCGCCGCCGCAAGCGACGGTCAGTGGAGCGACGCGGAAATCCTGAAGGCGCGTAGCGTCATAACTTCCCAGCAGAGCGACAAGACAACGCTCAAAACGCTGCAAAACTTCCTGTCGTATGCGTCAACGGCTATGGCACCTACGGTGCGGCCGCACGCGAGTGACCTTTGGGACCTGTGCCTCGAAGCATGGCGAACCGAGGAAGACACGCGCGCGATTGACAAGGAAGCGCCGACACCTTTCAAGCTAGCGTTCAAGCGACTGGACAATATGTTCGTCGCCGCACTGACGCTGGCCAAGGGGACGAAGGATCACAAGGCTACGTTGCTGACGTGTCAGAACGATCTGGACATGTGGGCCGCTGCTAACGATCCTGCGCTTGACGTTGAAAAGGTGAAGGCACGCTTGGATGCAGCGCGCGACGCTCTCAGCGCCTTTGCGCATGATTTCCCCTTTGATAAGCTGACTAACGTCATGGCCAGCCTATCGGAAATCAGCCCGAAGGACGTTGAGGCGGCGTGGCAGAATATCCACGGCGCAGCGTCTTATACATTTGGTGTGCCGACGCCGCAGATTGACGCTGACAGCGATAGTTATCTTGAAGCTGTCAAGGCGCAGGATGCGGCAGAGGAAGCGGAAGAAGCCGAGGCTCAAATCACTGAGCCTAAGGTCAAGGTGACGGAGAGTGAACCTGTGACTGACAGCCGCGTCAACGATGCGGTTGACGAACTGACGAACTGATTTCCCGGCGGCCGGGAGCGCGAAGGCACGGCGCTCCCGGCCGCGAGCGGGGTTTTGCCAAATTTCCCAATGAAATCAATAACCGAGCAAACTGCGGTTAGCGAATTACTCTACTGTGCAGTTTAAGTGTGCAGTTATTCTACCTTCTAAGTCATTGATATCATTATATATATATATATATATCTCTAAAACATAACAAACATCACAGTGAAAAATAGGTGTAGCGCCTCTAGAATGGTCATCGTTGGCATGTAGCAACATAGTGATTACTAGACCCGTCGCACTATTTTGCCCGTTAGTTGTGCGCTGTTGTAAGGTTATTGATTTTGCAGCATAAATCACTGTGAAGTTGCGTTCTAATAACTGATCAATGTGTGACGTTTTCGTAGACCACTGATTTCACTCAAATTCCCTACCGTAGGGAACGTCATAGTTTGCCCAATTAGAGGGTAATGCGTATTTATTGGCATCTATATGTATTATAACTCAAATTCGTTCAGGCTCCTAAGAGAGCGGAAACGATTTTTAGTATAGGCTATTGACTGCGCCGTTCCGTCGTGCCATAGTGCCGACGGTTCGGTATTAGGAGGTTGTTCAAGTGATACCTGGAAACTTCAGTAACCACTTTCGTAAGGGTAGCCATAACAGCGAAGCGTTCAGGCGCCGCGTTGTAGCCTATGCCGCTCGCACGTCAGTGGCCCAAGCGAGCTTAAAATTTAAGGTGACACGGCAGAGTATATGCCTGTGGCGCACTCGTTTGCACAATTCAATGGAGGTTAAATAACCAATGTTTCGTGCCTGCTCGCGGGAATGAACAGGGCGACCCTCGCGAGAATACATGCCCATGCCTGCCCATACGGGTTAATCCCCCGTAGAAGTCGCGCCATGCGCGACATACAACGCGCCACGTATAACAGGGGAGCCTCGCTATCGCTCGTGCGGTAGCGTATGCACGCGGCATTGTATCGCCTAATATGGGTGAACATCGGCCGCCTGCGCTCCCCACGTGCCGCCGTGCCGACGCCTAAAAGTGTCCATATCGCAACGTGTTTTTCCCTACAAATGGCCCGCCTGCGGCGTGCCTTCCCTACCGTAGGGAATGGAGGTGAACGAATGACCGCACAGGATATGCTCGCGAATGCATCGCGGGTGGACTTCTTCGTCAGTGACGTGCTGACGAAGCTGGCGCAGGATTACGGCTTGCGCCCGTCGGGTAACGTCGCCGAGCGGGCACGTCGTGCAATCGCGCATTTGTATATGCGCCGTCGCGACGTGCCGACCACGGCGTTCCTCATCGCCAACCAGATACAGCGGGGTGCGTTCAATGATCAGCTATCGTAAAGTGGGCGGGCTGCGCTTCCTGACCATCGGCAGATTACAAATCAGCTTCTGCCGACTGCGTAAGGGCGTGCGCCGCCGTAAGATTGTGGAGGTGAGGCCCATCAAGGGCGACCCGCTCGCGCCGTTGCTCGCGAGTGAGCCAAACCCGTTTGGCTATACGTCGGCACCTGAGCCGGTGATCTGGACGCATTTATAACCTTTCCCTACGGTCGGGAACGGCGCATCTTCCGAGGTGCGCCGTTCCACCCTCGCTATCGCTCGTGCGGCAGCGTTCCTGCGCTCCGTCGTTTCGGTATTTCCGCATTGTCAATTAGTTCGTGCGATCTAAGCCCCGGCCGCTAGACGACAGACCATAGTGGAACGCATAGGACCGCCTGAGGTATGCGACGCGCATACGCACATGCGCAAGGAACGCACTATGGGAGGCCGGTTATGAAAGGAGAAACAAATGTTTGAACCGCCCGTGTTTGTTATCGAGGTAGCAGGCGCCGACCCTAAATTTGGGGGCAAGCGCCATCTCGAAATTCAGCAGTCGCACGACGATGAGGTGGAAGGCATAGTGCGTCTGTGCGGTCGCGAAACTTGCCCCTACTGCGGTAACGAGGTGAAGCTGACGCTGAATGATCTGCGTCGGTTGCGCAGCTTCGGTATCGACCATGCGATTAAGCTGATGGAGGCAACGGATGACTGAACCGGACGAGGACGAAAGCGCCCTGGTCGTCGATGCCGACGGCGATATGCGCCTGTATCTGGCCGAGCGCGAAGATTTACATCCCGCCGAGGTATTCCTGGGCGTGATGATGACACTGTGGAACAATGATCGCGACACCGCAATGAAGATGGTGAATGCGTTCATGCGCGTGACCATTCCCGACGGTCGGGAAGCGGGCAGCAGGCTTCACTGAGGAGGTGAAATACGAACCATGAGCAATTGGGAAATAACCGTTGAGTTAGAGGACCTATCATGGCTCTACCGCTTCGAGCTATGCCGCGATTTTCATGACGCTGTTGAGAAGGGATTAACCTGGGCGCGGCAGACGGGTGCCAGATTGGTCCGCGTCGATGTTTTTGGCGCGGTTGTCCCTGAAGAAGTAAGAAGAAGGAAGCTAACATGACCAAGGAAGCATACGATATCGCCCTCGCGTTCGTCGAGGGGCGCTCGCTTAAGCGCAAGCGGACCTATACCGACGGCAATCGCATCGTGCTGCACGGTTCCACGATCGCGTGGCGCGATGGCCCGATGGTTTATGCGTGCCTGTGCGGGTGGGGCACCGTGGTCACGCGCGATCGGCTCAATGCGTTGTGCCGACGTCTCGGTGTTCCGGTATTTTACCGGTGTGGGTTTGTGCAATATTACGGTGATAAGCCGATCGGTCCGTATGATAATATCCTGTTGACCAAGCCGGGGCCTTTAGTGCAGGCAATGGTTGACCTGGGGATTATTGACTCCCGACCGTCGGGAATAGCATAATTCCGCTACCGCACGAGCGCAGCGAGGTTGCCGAGAGCGATAGTGAGTGGTCCAACATAAGGAGGAGGGGTCCGGGTATGGCGCGAACGTCGAAATTTACCGAGACTGAGCAGCAGGCGACGGTGAAAGGTTGGATCAATTCCAACGAGACGGCCGCCGCCGTGGCGTCGCGCCTGAACATTTCGGTCGCGACGCTGTATCTGTGGAAACAGAAATATCTCCCCGCCTCGCCGGTTCAGGAAGCCGCCAACGTCGCCGAGTTGCAAGCGCAGATAGACAATCTCAGGTTGAGCAACACGCGCTTGCGCAACCTGCTGCGGGCGGCGCGGGCAGCGGTCAGCAAGGAGGTGTGGGACAGTATAGCTGTCGCTTATTCTCGGCAGGCCAACGGAGAAAAGAGTAACTAGGGTATTGACACAGTAACAAGTGTGTATTAGGGTGCCTTTGGAAACACAGGCACCCTCTTTTTTATTCGTTCGCCCAATCACGGGTAAGGAGGAAAATATAATGGATATCGAGACGGCGAAATCCGTGATTATCCGCACGCATCTGAGTGCGTTGCGGCATTCCGTGCGCGCGTCGGGGATTGTCCTGGAAGGCATGCCCGGCATCGCCAAGACCGAAGGCGCGTTCCAGTCGGCCGAGCTACTGGCGCGCGAAGTCAACGAGCCGGTGGGGGTTGTCCAGTTCATGCTCGCGACCATTGCGAGCGTGGACGTGAAGGGATTTCTGATACCTGTCAAGAATCCCAATTCCACTATTCCTGACACGGTATTCTCGCGTCCGCCGTGGATGCCGACTAATACGACTATGCATGTCGTAACGCCTGATGGGAAGTGGTTCGGCCCTGGGGAATGGACGGGCGATGTGCCGCGTGTCGGAATATTATTCCTTGACGAATGGTCGCAGGCCGATGAGGAAGTGAAGAAGCCAGCGGCGGAGTTGATCTACAAAGGCAATGTGGGTGAATGCCGGTTGAAAGCGGATTGGCGGGTATTGGCGGCGGGCAATCGCACGTCGGATCGCTCAGGCGTGGGCCGCGAACTGATGTTCATCGTGAACCGGCGCTTGCTCTTGCGCGTCGAAGGGCGGCTGCCACAGTGGCGGGATTGGGCCAATGGTCTGCCCGATGCAAAGCGTCCGCATTACATGACGGTATCGGTTGCGGAGAAGAATCCTAACATTGTCTTCCCTGACAAGGTGCCGGATGGGACCGATCCGTTCTGCACGCCGAGGTCCCTCGTCATGATGGATCGGGATTTGCGGGCGCTTCAGTCGGCGCAGGATATCGCCAACGATCGTCTGCCGATGGATGCGACCTCGCGCGAACTGTGCGCGGGCTGGGTCGGCGAAGCGGCGGCGGCGCAGTATTTCACCCATCTGAGGTACGCCGAAGAGTTGCCGGATATCGACGATATCGTGCGTAAGCCGGGGAGTGCCAAGCTCCCTTCGAAGATCGACGCACAGATGGTTTGTGCGTACATGCTGGCCCATCATGTGAACGATAATACCGCCGCGCCTATCGTGGACTATGTGAAGCGGCTGGATATCAAGATGCAGGTGCTGGCGTTCAGCGCCTTTACCAAGTCGCCGCACCGGGCCGATGTACTCGCGGTCCCGGCGGCGCAGCTTTGGCTGAAAGAGAATAAAGATTTGCTCACGTCGGTTAACGCTTGAACCAAAGGAGGATATACTATGAGTGAAGCACAAAGCAGCCTGCCGTTCCCGACCGTCGGGAGTGTCGGGAATGAGGACCTGACCCAAGCCATCCGTGAGAGCGCGATGCTTGTGGATATCACTGTGAGTGAATGGCAGGGATTCGTCACCGATCGCAAGGTCAGCGAGAAGGTGAAACAGGACGCTGGAGCGATCGGAGACGCGGGCAAGTTCCGCAAAAACGTCCTGGCGGGGGCGGATGCCGGTTTGAAGAAGGTGCAGAACGCTTACCGTGCCGTGCGGGACATAACTAAGAAGTACACGCTGCAATGGTATGACCCGCGCCATCCCAGCGACGGGCCGCGCCTGCTGCCGCTGGCGTTCTACGACGAGTTCATCAAGGCGCTGGCAAAACAGAAGCTGGAGGCCGAGACGGCGCGCGACGAGTTCCTGGTGGACTATGCGGCGACGGTGGCGAAAGCGAAAGCCAACCTGGGCGCGCTCGCCGATGATGGGGATTATCCGACGCCGGATGAAATCAAAGGGCGGTTCCGGCTCAGTCTCGACTTTACGCCCATCCCCAGCGGGGCCGAGTTCCGGGGTTTGCCAGAAAATACGCTTGACCGGCTATCTAAGAGGCTGGACAGCCGGCACCGGGCTAAGATCAACGAAGCGCAGGCCGAGATGTGGGCCCGCGTGAAGGAGCGGGTGAGGGTCTTAGTCGACCGGCTCGATGACCCCGAGGCAAGTTTCCACGCCTCGACGGTGGAGAAGTTGCGCGACTTGATAAGGATGCTCCCAGGCTTCAACGCGGTGGGTAACGACCCGCGCGTCGACGAGATCGTGGCGGATATCGACCGTATGCTCGATGGTGTGGATGCCGAGGCGATGCGTAAGGATAACGTGCTCCGGCGTGGCGTTGCGGCACAGGGTAAGGCCGTGGCCGACAAGATGTCTAAGTGGGGATTGTGATGGCAGAGACTTATCCGTGTTCGGTGACGCCCAAAACCGACTATCTGCGGGTGTCTTGCTATCCCGACGACTATGACGACGGCATCGCCGTGCTGTTGGCTGCCTACCAGCATTCCGTTGCCGAGGACAACGACAATATCAGCGAAATGGAGGTAGCGTTGTCGCGCGAGCGGGCGCTCGCCCTCGCTGACCAAATTTACGAAGCGTTCCTAGGACCTCTTAGTAGAGAGGTTCGCAAACTTTCCCGACCGTCGGGAGGCAGGCAGGATGCCGGCCTCTGGTCGGGAGAAACAAAAGAGGAGGATGAACTATGATCGTACCATTCAACAAGGCGAAACTGTCCTATGCGCAGGAAGAGGCAATGAACACCGCCAAGGTGGGGTTTATGGTCGCCTGTCCGTTCTTTGCCCACTATTATTATGGGGAGATGATCGACTATCCCACGCACGGCGTGCCGACGGCGGCGACCGACGGGCGGCGGCTATATTATAATCCTGATTATTTGTATAGCCTGAAACACCATGAGCGGGTGTTCGTCCTGGCGCATGAAGTGATGCACGCGGTCATGCGTCACTCCAAGTTTTCCAAGTCTTACCGGCTCGCGGACAATCTGCGTGGGCTGCCGTGGGACCATGATTTCTACAACGTCGTATGCGACTGGATTATAAATAGATTGCTAATGGACGAGAAAGTGGGTCAGTATAACCCGTCCTGGCTCTATAATCCGCATGTCCTGGCAGCCGATTTACCGGAGGATGTCTACGTCAAATGGTGGAAACAGCGCCCGCCGCCTCCCGGTGGAGGCAATCCCGGCAATCCCGGCAATCCTGGGTCTGGTGGCTCAGGCTCGCAGCCTGGGTCTGGGTCTGGCTCTGCGCCGTACACTTTTAAGGACCACGGCACGACGGGGAAAGCCGCGAAACCGGACAAGGTAGCCGAGGGCGCGGGTGGCCGGTTCGACCAGATATTCGAGCCGATGGTCGACCCGGCGAGCGGGGCCGAGGATGCGCCGACGGAGATGGAGTTCAAGGAGGCGATCGCGCGGGCGGCGGCAGCGGCGAAGGCGATGGGTAAGATGCCGGCGACGTTTCAGTCGATGATCGATGAGATCATGGATGCCCAAGTTTCCTGGAAGGATTACATCAGGATGCTGCTTACGGGAAAGCTGGGCATGGGGCGTGAAACCTGGGAACGTCCCAATCGTCGGCGCCTCGTGCTCAACCCTATGATCTACATCCCCGGTAGGCGTGGCTTCGGTGCCGATACCGTGGTCATCGGCCTCGATACGTCAGGATCAATAGGCCAAAAGGAATTGGATAGCTTCTTCGGCGAGGTGGGGGGCATTCTTCAGGACGTGAAGCCGAAACGCATCATCCTCTTGGATTGTGACGCGGATATCGCGCAGGTGCGTGAAGCGCGCTCGGTTGATGACTTCGGAGTGATCCGCGAACAGGGAGCTAAGGGCGGCGGCGGGACCAACTTCCGTCCTGTATTCGAGTGGTGTGAAAAAGAGATGGTCAAACCGGACGCGTTAGTGTATCTTACCGATATGTACGGAGACTTCCCTGATAAGGCGCCTGCTTATCCGGTGATCTGGTGCGCGACGTCGGATGTTAAGGGGCCGTTCGGCGACACTGTGCACATCGAGGTGAAATGACATGACGGTATTGGAATGGCGAGCATGCAATGATCTGGATAACGAAACCTACCTGAAATTCGTCAACAGCCTGCCCTACAAAGTCTATAAACACTATGCCGGCGTCGATCAGATGCAGAACGGTGATTTCGTGTTTACGTTCTATCTTCGATCGGATATCGGCCCTGGCTATGCGGGTGTGGAGCGCAGGCTCCGCATCCCCGCCGGCTGGGATTTGCTGTCGGAGGAGACGGCGGCGCTGGTCAACCTTGAGGTTGCGTCATGGTAGACACGCCCTACAGCATGGTGCTCGATGAATTGGAGCGGCTCGGCGTCGAGTATGAAATTGAGCGCGGCGGTAAACACTATAAGTTTTACTTCGACGGGCCGCAGGGTGAGAAGCGCATCCTCGTCACGTCGGCGACGCCGACGGATAAGCGGGCGATCCGCAATGCACTCGCGATGCTCAAGCGTATGCTCCGCGAAGTAGGAGGGAACACGCATGTCTTCGACGCAACCGAGTCTGTCGTTGGCCCACGACCATGGGCCGTGGATGGATTACGTGCGATGGATGAACTACGAGGAACGACAAGCTTTTTCGGTATTGATACGCGCTTTACCACCAACGGTGTCACTGAAGATGTCGTATTTGCGCCAACTGAACACGAAGGAGAAACCACGATGGATGGTCAACTGGAAAAAGTTCCCCCGCTCGACGACGCTGCCGCTCGGGTGGGGTCTAACGGAGAGGCGGTCACTCGCACTCATAATGTTGGAAGCGCCATGAAAGATACCGCCGGGTTCCCGACCGTCGGGAAACAGCATAATGGTCCGGGGATGGCATTGCGGGCGCCGTTCCAGGAGTTCCTCGACGCGCGATCGTTGCTCGATGTCAGCGAAGGAGAGTTAGCCTCGCGCATAGGCTATTCGATCGGAGCACCAACCGGATGGCGTAAGATGAACGAGATACCGTTGAGCGTATCGCTGGCGCTGAAGTATATCCTCGAAGTCGAGACGGGCAACGTGAAAGAGCGCGTGGTGGAGAAGGTTATCCCGGCGAAGCCGCGCAAGCTGGTCGTGATGCTCGCCGATCCTGCCGAAGAAAAAACGGCAGCAGTGTTGCAGATGATCAAGGCACTCGGACTGAAACCCATGGAGGTGGACCTATGAGTTACCTATTGCACATGCAGCGCCAGACTGCGTGGCTGCATGGCTACGCTAAACAGTTGGACGAGCGAGGTTATTGTGTCCTGGTTCACTATCTCAACACCGAGGGTGGCCCCGACAACGATAACCTCTACCGCTATTTAGTTGGCGCCGTAGAGCCGTTCCTGAAATCGTTTAAGCAGCATCCTGTTATCGTGCACGTCTACCCGAAATTTGGCACGAAACCCACTTACGGGCAGGCAATGCACGAATTCTATAGGTTTTCCGTGCGCTTTCGCGGAGTAAAGCGCCTGAAGCCGATCATAGCGGCGCTTAATATGTATAACAACGGCGATTTTCACTGTATCAAATACAAAACCGGCGATCGTGAATACTCAAGCTACGAGCCTAAGGCACTGAAACTTTTGCTGCAAATCCTGAACATCCCGCACCATCGTGAACTCCTGATCGAAAGGACCCCTGACTGTGCCCAATGTAAAGCCGCGTAGCGAACTCCGGTTTCGACCAGATGGTGGACACGGCTTAATATGGGCAGAGGAGGAGAAAAATGCCTAATTACCGGCTCCATAGAGAAATCTACTACGAGCTAAGCAACCAGATAAATATCTACGCCGACCGCTTCGTCCATGTCGCCGACGAGAAATTCCCGCTGCCCGCCGATGTGGTGCAGCGGATGCTCCTGTCGGAGCGCGAACTGGCGCTGCTCGACGAGTTGCATGGTATGAACTACGTCTTTCCGCGCTACGACAAAGTGTCGTTGCTGTTTACGCCGAGGATGCACGGCGTGCGCCGTGCCGCGACGGTGATCGTCCACAATCCGAAAGGGTTCTGGTTCCGGCAGAAGCCCGATAACAAAGACTTCCGTGTGGCGGAAGCATGTCCGAGCATCACGTCCTCGATGATACGAGGCGTCGAGGCCGAGGTTCCGTCGTCCCTGCGACCCGGTATTGTCAAATGGGTGGACAATGCGGTGGCGTCGATGCGCAGGGGCGAAGTGACGCGCACGTTGACGGGACTGTTGACGCCATACGATCAGAATAAATTCTTCCCTTCCGTCGGACATTGTGCGAAGCGTTGGCCGACCCTGATAAAGCTGGGCCAGAGGCTGCACAATCGGGAGTGGTCGACGCACTTCGCCAATGTCCCTTCGGTCAACCTGAAAATTTACGAGTGGCCGCACAAGAGCAAAGAGAGGGTTGCTAACATC